TTGATCTTGGTACATAACCAATGTTTCTAGCAAGTGCAACCACGTTTTCACGCAAAGTCGCACTGTCGAGGAAGCACTCATTGACTGCCATGTTAGTATTATAGGCAGTAATGTAAGTATTGTACGCTAAAAGATCAATTAGAGTTGAAAAGTTCGATCCTTCAAAGTCAAAATCAGCAAAATCACTGTTTACTCTGAGGTAATCTTTGATTTGAGCTCTAAGATCAGCAAAGTCTAGGTTTGTAAACTGGTTAAATGACATTATACTCTAGTTGATTGTAGGATAAAGTCTACTTGTTGTCTTGGAGCTGTAATTCCGACTATATCGTAGGCTATTGTTACGTTTAATATTGTAGTATCTTGCGGATAAACCACTCTTGTCACGATATTTGTGACTCTAGGTTCATAGTTTTCAAGTAAAACTAAAATTTCATCTTCTAAATCCAAGGCAATGTCTTGAGTTGCTTGTTCAAACATGAAATCTTCTATCTTACTACCCAAAAGTGGGTTGTAAAAACGTTCTCCTATTCGTGTTCTGACGAGATTCTGTACAGAACGCTTGATTGCGTCCTCATTATAGAAGACTCCAATGTCATCTGTAATGGGATGCTTAGCAAAAGAGAGGCTAATATCTCTAAAATCCAAGCTCGTTCTTAAATTGTCGTCAATACTAGGCATTATTCCTTAGATTCGTTTAAGTTTTGCTTCCTTTTTTCGTCATTAGCATCATCACCAACAACTTCACGCAGTACATTCTCTTCTTTTTTAGGGTTAATGTAAAAATCTTCGTAAGATTTATCCCAATCTTCCAATCTCATCAGTAAATATGCTATTCAAATTCTATTTAGACACAAAAAAAGACCTTTTGATCAAAGACCAAAAGGAATTTAAAGAAATTTGATTGTTTTTTAACCAGCAGCGAGTGGAGATTGACCAGTATTAGAGTTTGCCGCAGCTTTTTTTCTTGCTTGAGCACTCACATCATACTGTCCAACTATACTTCCACTAGCGAATCCCTGACTTTCGACGTTATGGGGTGCCAATTTAGGATTTGAGTCTGCCATTTTTAACCGTTTTTCTTTTATTTATCTGGAACAGCTCTTAATCTTTCTTTGGAGACACCTTCACCAAGGTAAAATTCCAATCTCATTTTTGCATTGCTCTCATTTAGACCCACATCTCTCTTAGGATCTTGTACTGCCCAACCCTGTGTGGTAAGTTCTTCAACTTTCCACACTTGACAAACTGAACCGTAAGCTTCTAATGAACTCATTTTAAATTACCCTTGTTTTTTCGTGACCAACACGGATCTTAGGATCTATCCAGATCTCCATACCCGCTTCTTTTGCATCGAGACAGAATGAAACATCCTCTCCACACATATCTTGTACCTCGCCTGAATCAAAGACTTGCATCTTAGGAGCAAACCAAGGATACTTCATCTCTTTATGCTCAAAGACTCCGTGCTTGATAAGTAACCAACCGAAACCAGTGTAGTCAACTGTGAATGGTTTGCGTCTGCGAGATATAGATTCAATTGTTTCATGATTCATGACTCCGCCATTCTTTGCAAAGTCTTCTTCTTCTAACCAGTGTGCAACAGATGTAGTCTTACCATCTTCTGTACAATACCAACCGCCAGCGATATCTTTCTGCATCCATACAAGTCTATAGAACTTCTCTGTATCAAATACGATATCGGAGTCAATCCATAACTGATAGTCATACTTGAGTTTTCCATCCCAAGGAATCTGATCTGGTCCTCTGAGAACGTTCGCACCTAGGCACTTACACCTTGCGAAGTTAACCATTGAACTGTAGTCCTGTGAGATCTGTATCGAAGATCCGTTTTGAACTAGGTCAAAGCACAGTTGAACGAAAGCTTTAAGGAAGATATATGATACTCCTCTTCCTGGCAGACAGAAAACTATTGCTTTACCTTTTGCTAATGCTTTTGCTTCCTCTAGATTAAAGTCGTCTTCGACTTTCTTCGCCTTCGGAGCATTAGCTTTTACTGTAAACCCTTTTGCCATAACATTTTGTAATTACATTGTAAGTATAACACCTTTCACTCAATCTGTCCAGTGTTATATTATATAGTCAACAAATTAGAGAAACTCCTGACTATTACAGGGACCTAGAGGCATTTGCTGATCATAGATTCCGCCGTAAACCATACTGTTGATTGTGATGTCACCAGCTACGGAGATTCTCTTTTCATCAGTTAACCAATGGGGGTAAACCGCATGATAGCAGTCACTTGGGAATAATATGAGATGTCCTTCGTTGTATTGCTTTTCTAATTTCCAGTTGACCTTACGAGTTCTACCTACAATGTCAGTATAGGTCAGTATGAAGTCCCCTGCTTCTGGGTGCATAGTATGTGGAGTATGTTGTTCTTCCTGTGCATTGGATGGTATCTTCAACCATGCTACAAAAGAGAATACTGCATCGTGATTATGTAAAGCTTGGTATTCTCCCTTACCAGTTCGATTGACCCAGAACTTCTGAAAGGTAAGTTCATGTATATGAGTTGTCTTGAGTTTCTCTGGGAATCCCCACTCTTTGATATATTCTCTGACCGCTTCGTTTAATACTTCTTTTTGAAATCGATTGTTATCATCTATTAACATCCACTGTTGATGTGATTTCTTTGGCTCATACTTCTCAATGAGAGAGTGTAGGAAATCTGTGTGACTCTTCTCCAATGTCACATCCAGAAAACCATAGTTAGGCGGATTAATCTTCTTGCTTTTCATTTTTAATCACCTTTATCTCCTCGTTGCGGAGTTCATCGTCAGGATAATGTTTAAAGTATTCTCTGAGATACTCAAGTTTATGTTTTACGTCATAGTCTGGTATTTTCTCCATTACGAGACTATCGCCAATGTAAACGTTATATGTACTCATCTTCCCATTCTGCAAGCATATCTTCTAAGTCCTTGCGAATGTCAGGATGATACATGAGGTGATTATCGTTCTCTAATCTAAACTGAATTGATTCGTAGATGAGTTCGAGTTGTCCAGCGTCGAGTTCGAGCTGCATTGTTTCTTCTAGTTTCATTTGTCACTATCTATACATTCTAACTTCTTCCGATACTTTCTACGGCCAGTCACTACCTTCTCCATTTGTTTGTCACTATAACGATTCGTATAATATCCCTTACTCTCTAAGAGTTTGGCAGAGTCGTCCAACGCGGTTATTTTTTGAATCATGATAATGGTAAATAAATGATCAACTTTCGTAAGTAACCATAAATCTCGTCCCCCACAGTTTAAGAAAGTATTCAGAGCATCAACGCCGCCGCCCATACTCTCTGGGTCGATATGATTTGCATTACTATGTGCAGCAACAATCACTACATCAGTACTGCCATCATACTTCTCCACTTCCTCTGCCACCACTTCCCAGAAGTCATATGCAGAGAAATAGTCATATACCTTTCTAAACCTGAGACTTGCCTTCTTTGCAAAGGGACATCGAGGTCCATCATACTCAGGATTGACAGGATCATTCTCCTGTAGATGTGCTACCCAGTCATTCGTAAAATTCTCTAGATGATCAAGTGGATGACTAATAACTCTGCTCCTCCAACTTACACTCGTCCCCAATACAGGAAGAGTACGACAAACTATCTGTATGATACGAACGATATAACTTCGCCCATATCAAATCGAACTCATCCTCAGTTAAGTTCTTAAACAAACACTTATCCTCATAATATATGTGATAGGACTTTACTCCTTTATCCGCTGTGGCACTTGAATTGTCCATGCTCCTCCTTTTAATTCTACCATTTTGAACTTCTTCTTGTTACGCTCGATCTCCAATAACCAACTCTCATTCATAGTGCTGCCATACTCAATGGGGTTCATACCGACAAAATCAAGTATTGCACTGTCTATCATAAAGAATAAACTATCCCATGTCAGTGTATGCTGTAATGCACTCGCTATCTGTTCAACTTCATACTCAGAGAGTTCCTGCCCAGTGACTTGCGCCCGACATTCAACTAACTCAGTGAGATCAATTACGATCCTGTTATTCTTATATATCGCCATAATGTCCTCTTTACAATTCCTTAATCAAAAGATATACCTTCCTCATCAGGAAGATCAAGTAGTTTCTCTTCAACCCAATGCTCTTTATTATCAATACCAGCTGCCTCTACATATGCCATGATCTTTCTATCTACTTGCTTGTAGATGGGATGTAAGTCAATATCCATTCTGATATCATGGGCTATCTCTGCCACTTGCTTTTCAGTTAAACAATGATCAGGATGAAGAAGATCACAACAAGGGATCCTCTTCTCTATCAGCTGATTAATGTTTATACGAATCTCATAGTCGTTATAAACCGCCATTAAAAGAACCTTCCTTTTGTTCCATAGTTTACGATACCGATTGCTGAACCTATACAAAAGGTCATCAATACTAGTGTTAATACAACTCCTTCAATCATGTGCTTCACTGTTTGTTTACTCTTATAGTATAACACAATCCCTGCCCAGAGTCAACCTACTGGGGCATTTTTTATATCTGGAATTTTTTTATATACGAATAATATATAGCACTCGATTTTGGTTCGTTGTAGGTTAGGGACTTATCGGTTTTTATAATCAACATAATAATATAAAAAACCCCTGGCTAAAGGGGTTCTTATTGTTCCCCTAGTCCATATCGAACCAATAGAGATTAGTTTTTAATGTGTCTACTAGGTCAGGGGTATCAACTTTAAAAGGGAGGTCCTGTATCATATCATACATAGCCATGTTTAAATGGTGTTTCTGGTCCTCTGTGAGTCTACGGTAAGGAAGGTGCAAAGTATTTTCCATAAAGTGTTACCTGTGTTTGTATATTACTATTATACACACAAAGACCCCACCTATGGTGAGGCCTTGTGCCAGTTGTTAAACTGTCCTAAACTGCCTTACTTGCCTTGTTACCTGTGGTAATGTGTGCCATGTGGGTAGGCATGCCAGCGTGCATAAAGCTGCCCTTCGGTGCGGCGTTATTCCAGCTACGCTTGGCCATAGTAGCACCAGCACTGCTTCTCTTTAATACCGTGTACTTAATGCGGCGGCCATCGGCCATTGTTAATGTAGTCTGCTGCTTAATGTTGTTTGCGGCCATGTGTGTTTGTTTAACTAGGTCCATTATACAATAAAAAAGGGGACTTTATAAGCCCCCTTGGTCCAGTTTGTTTAACTGTCCTATGCGACTGCCAACTCGAATCCGTCGGCGAAGTCCTTAGCGTTGCCGTGGAAGTCTGCCACGAACCAGTCCCAGTTTTTTTGAAATA